GTTAAGTTAAATCCACCGGTTATGCGAGTAACAACTCACATACGTGGGTGAACGTTCACTGTACTCTGACTGCCAATTACTGGTAGCGGAGTTCTTTTGGCTTACCCTAACAAGACGGTTGTCTGTTAAGGCAAATACACTTCCTTTAGCATTCAATCTCATCCCTTTGATGAAACGGACTTCAAATTTATCGACGTCTAAGTCAACAAACCTAAAACCGAAAGCATCAGTTAAAGGACTTTTGTTTTCCCGTAGAGTGTTCATTAATTTACCGAAAAGAAATCCGGTTTTTGGAAACCTCTGAGGAACAGCATTAACCAGCAAGCGTGGAAAAGGGTACATCCCACTGTCATACCTTTTAAAGGGTACTGTAGTATGGATATATGTATCGAAATCTTCATCTGATACAGGACCCCTTAGCCCATGAAGGGCGATCGGAATCCATTTGTGTATCATTTTACAAATCTCGCTTTCCTCTACCTCCCAACGCAGCATCATTACCCTCTTTATACGATTGTAATCGTTGAAGAGCTCTGGTGCAGTTGTTGGATACGAGCTAAGAAACACTGGTCGAATTTGCTTCCCTTGGAACCAATCAGCCCCACAACTCTCTCGGAACGGACCTTCGATGAAGGTTTTATCCTTGTTTGTCGTGAAACCGCAGTTGGCGAGAGCCTCGATGACTTTTTCAGCAATGCCGGTTTCGACTATTATGTCGTCTCCGTAAATTGCACAGCTTTCAGCGTCATAAAACCCATTGACTTCCATCTGAACACCATATACAATGGATGCAAAAATGGCAGTTTCCAGCGCAAAAGTAAAACCATTTCCCATGGAGGATATTTTCTCGTAAACGAGTTTTGACCCTTTGTACTCGCCCTCGGGCGAACGCAAATCCATAAGAAACTTATACCAATCTTTTCCCAATAAACACTCACAGAGCCGAACAGATATACTATCTGAGGCTGAAGCAAGGTCTATAGTACAGAACGTACCAAATAGGGAACCGATCCGAGCCAATTCCTGATTCTTTTCTTGATTATCGATGTCAATGCCCCAGCGTAACAGCTGCCGGCGTATATAGCCATCGACCCCCAATTGAAGATACAAATTCATGGCAGGCTCAATTGCAATAGAACGCTCAGTTTCAGCGTTCTTTGGGACGAAAGTGATACGGTTACCAGGGACAATCCAAAACACCTGTTGCCAGAACACACGTTGATCGAGTATCGCGTTTTTCGGAATGTTATACATCCGACGATAATCGTCTTCTAGTGCCCCGAGCCATCTCGGGTCTGATTGTATGGCGTACCGTGCATACCGAAAAGCATCCTTTGTACACGAATAAGGCCAATTCTCATACTTAGAAAAAGTATTTGTTTTGCCGTCTAAAGTGTCTAGGTTCGCTCCCGGTCCATGACGTGACCATTCCGTCAGTTTATCTTCATCGGGCAACGTTCTACCCAATAACTTTTCTAAAAAGGACTTAGCATATGTAAACACATGCCTCATCCATTCCTCATCTGACCAAATAAGTTTCTTATACCCTTCGGTATTAAAAACCTGGCAGGCCTTTTCAGCTTGGACGACTTTCTGTCCAGCCTTCTTAATACGGGCATCTCTGTCAGTATCGAATTGGAACTTTTTTAATAGTGACACTATCTGATAAATGGCTCTTACTTTTGCAAGAGGTTTATCGTTGAGATACATACTCTGTAGACCCCATTCCTCACCAAGCTTTTTGTAAGCATCAAAATCACGCGATCGAATGATTGCTGTGAGCTTACTAAGTTCTTGTGCATCGAGGAGATAGTGTAAATCGTTGGTCAATTTGGCTAAGATCTTCCAAGGATAATCCTTGGGAATTCTGACATCACTACAAATTTCTAGTAGTGTCGCCCTCTTTTTACTCTCCATAACCTTAAGTTTCATAGGGTTATAACCTTTTTATTAGAAGTTAGAAAATCGAAAGGAATACGTTTACAACTTTTGCGACAAAATCCAATATCCCAATTATCCAGTCAAGGATTTGAGGGTACATTAGAATAATGTCCTCTGGTGTTACGTTGACCATTAGACCATCAACTTCTTCACAAGACCCTGTTGGATTAACTCCAGGGCGAGTATAGCAGCGCCACGTTGGCACATATAGACGATTTCTTCGTCCGTAGCACCGACAGGTACTGACGCACTCAAATCAAGTATCATAGGTTGGGTAATAGTTGTAGACGAGTCCACACCTGGTACACCAATATCTTTGGTCGTTTTGACCGCCGATTTGGCTACGCCCCTAAGGTTTCCTGATTGTTTGGGAAAAGTGCGATAAAGAGACAATTCATCACGCATTCCAATAGCGTGACCCTCACCTATGTATTTACTACGGTTGGCGAACTCTTCGAAACGTGTTAAAGTCTCGGAGACAATTGCTGATCCATCACCGGTCGTATCGACCATTAATGTAATTTCGTTTGGTTGCATGGAAAAACTCCTTGTACAAGCGGCATTACCTCCACCATTTCTTGGCCGTTCCGGTCAATATTGATGTAAGGATAATACCAAGGTCAATAATTTTTAGAGTATCTAGGTTTACGTCACATGACGGCCAGATGCTCCGTTTAGGATTTGGGGTTCGAGTGGTTCGGACGACTGTTTTAGTTTTCGTTCCAGACCATGACAAATACTTCTCTCCGGTTAACCCGGATGGAAAGTCATTTGGATACGACGCATCAGTCATAGTGACCTGTTGTGTCATCGTTTCCTTCACTGTAACCCATGAAGCTAACTCCCAGATACCGTATTTCGGCGTCCAAGAGCTGATTAAGGATGCTACGTCAACAAACCAACCTAAAATAAAGGAGAAAGGAAATACCTCCAATAAAGTTTCGTTGATCTCATTCATTCCCAATAAACCGGGTGATGAAACGTTAACATCGCAAAGGACTCCAGCCCGTGCCTCCACTATGTGGGCGGCTGTTCTGGACCACGTAAAACGTTGTTGACCGACCCACGATGTAGTGGTGTCAGATACAACTGATCTAAGTGAATGTCCTCCTCTTGCGGTTCGCCGTTCATTCCCACGTTGGGCATTAACGGTTTTGATGATATTACTAGCATCAATTACAAGAGGCCTAATTGCATAACGAAGTTCCATATAGCGATCTTTGAGCTCTGATGGAGATAATTCATCCAACAGATACTTGTAGTCGAGTCGTTTAGCCGCTTTCGCGATTTGGACAACTCTAAACAAGATCTCGTAGATTCCCTGTATAGTCTTCTTCCCCTCAGCCAAGGCCATTGACGCCGCGAATGCGACAACACTTCTGTTGCCCCACGCTTGCGTTACAGCTTTGTCATACGTCGCCCAATATTTACTATTGGTCGGGTCGGGTTCTAATGCTAGGTACTCTGGCATATAAGGAGCCACAGCAACCTTACCATCGTAGATGTAACCTTCAGCGCCATATTGCTTATTAAGTAGATAAATCGACTTATAATGCGGGGCGCCTCCTGTATTCTCTGTTACCTTTTCAGATAGAAACGGATTATTGAAAATCTCGCCTCTGGCTTGACGCTCTTTAAATCTCTGGGTAACAACATCCTTACAGTACCTTGTTTGCGTGTTCTTTGGTACGATAGTGTTAGTATTGCCATATAAATACGGCTTTCCATACATCCATCTTTCCCAAGGACAAGAAACGTATTCCGGTTTAAAGGAATCTGTCTCTACACGTTCTCTCGGACCATACACAACGGTCATAATCATACTCCTACATAGAAGCATAATCATGGGTACTCCTTGTAGTACTCGCTTCTAAGCACCACAAGTATTACTCTTCAGTTCACTTGGCATTATGCCCGTGTAACTGCGGAAAGCAATTAGGTAAACCCTAATAGGCTCGACTACAAGTCGATAGCGCTCCCCACCTGGG